GCACAAATTAAAGATTTGGAACTCTTTTGGGACTGGTTCTTATTTTTGTATTTTATTTTATATGGTTTTCTTAGTAGGCATTTTCATCAACTACAGCAACATCGCCGCGAATGGAAGGAGTTCCTTTCCGAAGCTCAAAATTTCCGAGATGGCGCTTTTGGCACCGTCCAACGTGTCAGACTTCTCAATCATGGGCCCAATCTTTGGGTGGTCCTTCATTATCTCAAAAGTGGCACCTTTTGAAACTTGACCGGCACGAGAGAACAATTCGTTGTTCAGGGAATTTTGCACAGCTGTTGCAATTTTGGCGCCTGCACTGGGCTGAGGTCTGGGAACAGTCCCGGACTCCAAAATGCAACGTCCCGCCACTTCAAAAAAGCAGACATAGGACAAAGTGTACGAGTGGATGTTTCCGTCTTGGGGAGGAATGATCTGAATGAACACGCGAGCATTGTTCGTAGCACCATCTGGGACACCACTTGGACCGAAAACCCCTCCTGCGTTGGATGTGTGGGATCCAGGCTGGTAGAAGTCATAGTCCAATCGCCCTGGCAACCAATGCACCTCAATGGAATTGTCGGCGCGCTTGATCACGTGGTCGGGGAGTGAATAGATGTCTTGGATGGAAGTGGAGATCCCCTGGCCAGTGACCAGTGGGACCGCTACGAACGACTCGTTGGTGGCCATTGGAATGATGGAGGCGTTGTACGCTCCACCAACCGACAATTCCGCGTCAACGGGTGTGATGAGGATGCCTGCAGCAATGGGACGAGCCTTGTAAGCCGATGAATCGTCCGGCAGCATGTCGCTGAACGGAGCAGGGTTTCCAAAGGTTAGAAGGTGGTTTGGTCCGAAGAACGGATCCACCGAAAGCACGCGGCCAGCATGCGCCACCTCAACGGTCGGGGGATCGTTGAGGGCGGCGAGGCCAGCATTTGTGTACCAGTAGCCGGCAACGCCAGGCCCGCCTGAGATGCTCGCGCCCGTCAAGGCGCGACCATCATTTGGCATTCCTGGGGTGAAACACATGGTGTTTGTTCCACTAGGGCTGTCTGATATGCATGCTGCGGCGAGAGCGACCCCGTCGTCCCCGCTCTCACCCTGGATGTTGCCAGGACCAGGCGTGAAAACGACCGTGGCCTGACCCCCAAGGGATGCGGTGGCGATAGAGACTGTGCACTGTCCGTAACATCGTGCGGTGCTCGTAGAGGACGGTGGGACAACGGTGGGGTAAACCACAGGTTTGACCTGGATTTCTCCGTTGTCCCCCCAAGGGGCCGTCAATGGTTTGTCGAGGAGATCCACATATCGTCTGGCATCGGGAGACATGACGGCCTCAGGACTCATGACCTTCATGAGATTCTTGTACGCCTTTGTCTCCTTGCTGTCGCCTGAGGGTTTCTCGTCGGCAACGGTGCGCAGATTTTTGATGTGGTTCAACTTTTCAATGCCAACCCCAACCTTGTTCGGATCCCCAAGGGCAACTTTCGCTGCCTTAGGAGCGGAGCCGTCCTTATTCAAGGACAAAGCCCCAACGACCTTGGGTGGTTTTGGCGCAGTGACAGCCGGACCTCTCGATTCCGGGATGTTCTTCGTTTTGCCTTTGCCTTTTCCCGGTTTGACCTCAGTGAGTGCAGCCGGTGCGGCTTTCGCCGCTGAAGCACCCGATGTGGCCATGGGAACGGGCGCAGGCCCTTTCGTCTTTAGCGTTTGCGATTGCATTGATAAAGAAAAAAATTTCGACACCAGTTTAATCAAGTTCGAGCCGAAGCTCAAACCAGCCTCTTCTGAATAAAAGAAACTCGGCGGTTTGCCATATCTCAAAACGTAAAGTATATCGCCACCTTGAATGGAGATCGGTCCTTCTTTGACTGCGCACTGCTCCACGATACTAGACATGATTTCTACAATCGATGTCATGGAGTCGTGTCCTAGAGTGGCGCAAACGTGTCTAACGTGCTGTTCAAAATCCACCAACGTGATTTCTCGCTCATTATGCGGACGACCCTTCTCCAGAAGGTGACGGCCTGACCCTGTGGTAGCCAAATAGGAATCATACCGCTCAATCGCTTGGGCGGCAGTGATCTTCATGTGTTTGGTGCGACTCTTGAAAAATTTCAAGAAGCAACGACCGAGGGGAGTTGTGCAAAGGTCGGGGTCCGCGGTCAGCACAAGCATGTGCTTTTCCACGCCATCCTCTCCATAAATTCGGCGAACATTTGGGAAAATGCAGTACGCCTTGACGAATTTTGCCGAATACCAGACCCAGCGGGAGTTTGACTGAACAAACCGCCCACCGAGAAAGGTGACACAATCCACGGGCATCTCCGCATTCCCCAAAACATCCACTTCGAACTCTGGGCGAAAGGACAAATTGCGCATGGCGAACTCTAGACACGCGGAGGGACTGAGCGAATGGGCCGCTCTGGCGGCACTTTCACTCATCACGCGCGCTGCGTTCAACTGCTGCAAACGAACCTTGAAACCAGCCAAACAGCTGAAAAGTCCCGCGCATGTGGCTTTCGCCGCTGTGAGGAACTCGCCAGTGTTGGTGCAAACTTTCTTTTTGTCATAATAGACTGGGAAGTCAACGTTGACGTCTTTGACTCTCACTTCGAATTCACCTATCAAACGGGTCATCATGAGATCCATTAGGTCCTTGACAATCTCATCACCGTCGAACAACTGTAAGACGAATGCGGTGAACGTTTTCTGATAGAGCATAGCGCACGACTGATCGCAGCCTTTGAAGTCGACTGCGAACGCGTACGACTCTTCATCGCACACCACACTAATGTGATCATCACCATATTGGCACACGTGCCACCCGGGGTTACTTGTTGCAAAATCCATCCACTCCCCTTTCTCATCTGCCGATGAAGCGGGGATGTAGGTGAACGAGCAAC